TCAGCTAAGAGGCCAACAGCCGCCGTGGCCGGGCTTATCGCCGTGGTGAACGGGCCCCAAAGGTTTTCGCCGATCTTTCGGATACTGTTGAAAGATCCTGCCACCGCCGAAATGACCGGTGCCATAGCCGATCCGATTGGACCGCCTATGTCGGTTAGGATAGCGCCTACTGAATTCTTGAGAACTTGGATTTGCGCTAGTGCCTGATCCACGCCAGCGCCGTAGCTAGTTCCTATCGACTCGCCTTTCTCTCCGGCCTGTTTGACTTCTTCGATCTTGCCCCGCCATTCATCGGTTTTTCCGACCATCTTCTGGAAGAAGTCGTCGCCATACCCGCCGCCCAGGATGCCAGCTGCCTGAAATCTTTCAGTATCTGACAGCCCCTCCATAGCCTTTCCGATGTTTAGGAGCGTATCGGTGGGGTCATTGGTCATCAACTCCTGGAACTCTTCCGGGGTGACGCCTAACAGCTCTCCGGCCTTGGCTCTGGCATTCTCGGAGCCCTTGGTGGTGCCCATGAGCTGATTGAGCGCGGCATTGAATGAGCCTGACGCAAGCTCCGAGCTGGAGAATACCGAAGCGAGTTCGCCGCCCCATCCGGCCAACTCATACATATTCCCGCCGAGGTTGCTGAAAGCTCCTGCCGTCCTGGTGGAGAAGTCGAGGACTTCAGACTCGGTGGCATTCAGCTCATTGCCTGCGAAATCCACCGCGCTGCCAAAGTGCTGCGCAAACTTGGAATCGCTTACTGCCCCGCTGGCATCCTTGACTTCATCGGAATATGATTTTAGTTGTGACTTGATTTTTCCGACGCTAACGGCTGCCTGTTCGGCGGGAATGTCGAAGGCGCTGCCCATCTGCAGCGCGGTTTCAGTAAATCCGGCGATCTCCGATTTTGCTATTCCTAGAGATCCGGCAGCAGACGCCACGTTCTGTATCTCGGATACAGTCGTGGGCATCGTGGCATAGAGATCCTTCAGGTCGTCGTTTAGCTCATTGAATCCGGTGCTGCCTTTCTCGATGCCGGTCGTCTTGGATATCTTCGACATCCCGGCTTCCCACTCATTGGCGGCTGAGATGGCAGCAGATCCAATGACCACAGCTCCTGCAATGGCAGCCGTGGCGACGATGCCAGCCGGACCTAATGTTGTGGCAATCTCGCCTGCCGCATCTCCGAGCGGGCCGAAGCTACCCGTGATTCCTGATACCAGGGAGTTACCGATCTGCTTTCCTGCTTTCCCGTAGTCTCCGCCCGACAGCACGCCAGACAAGCCAGCCCCGAGCTTACTCTTCATGTCGGATTCGATACCAGCGACGCTAGTTACGGCTTGGCTCTTAGCTTGCGCCATTTTTGACGTAAGTGCTGAAATATCAGCATCTATGATTGCAGTGACTTTTCCGACTTCGACCATGTAGTAGCTCCGCTGATGTGTATTCGATTGCTAGTTTATTATCTGTGCAAAAAAGTTATGTCCAACTGTTGTATCTTGCTATATATTCTGCCGAAGTTTGCGCTTTCTCTGCTGGCGCTTGGGGCTTCTGGTAGAATTGGTCGAAGCCTTCCAGCTTGCCATTCCAGGCCATCGCAAACGAGAGCCCGGCACAGTAGCCAGAAAAGGCCGCCTGCTCTCGTTCCCAGGCTCTTTGCTCTAGTTGATGTGCGTAGAGCGCATTAAGTTCGTTGACAGTCAGAGAAAAAAAATGTTCTGGAAGAAGACCTAGCTCGACATAAGCTAGGCGGTAGGCGCGACTCCAGAAGCTTTCTGCAGGGCCATTATCTTGGCCTGATCGGCTGCTAGCTCCTGCCTGGCAAGCTCCATCTTTGCTTCCTGCTTTTCCTTGTTGATCCTCTTGATTTCGGCGTCCCGTGCCAGGTTCGCTTCCCACTCCGAGATAGAAGAAGGGTCAGCAGACACCAGATATGCCCGATAGATTTCGTTTTGCAGGATCTCGATGCTACCGCCTCGCTGGATATATCCATCGATGGCAACAGTTGCCTCCGATGGTTCGCCCTTCTTGCCTTCCAGCCCACTCAGACCAGTTGCAGCCGCCACGGCAGCTTCCAGAATGTCAGATATTCTCAGGAAGTTGCTGAGGATATAGCCGGCGTGTGTAGGTGCTGTGGCTATGGCCTGCCCGCGCTCATTCTTTAGGTCGAGCCTCTTCAGGATCTCCCTGCCGCGCTTCTCGAAGGACTTGATAGCCCCGAATGTCCACTTCAGTTCCCTTGTCTCATCCATGTCTAAGATTATTGCATTTGAGTCACTCATTGATTATTCCTCTCATTATGAAAATATATAGTTGCCGGGATCGTTCCCGGCCTATTCTAAGTACAGTTCGCCTTGACCTTTCACTGTCACGGTTTGCTTCTGCGCGTCGTTGGGGTTTGCGACTAAGTTCTCCATGTTCGTGATAGCGCCCCATCCGATACAGAAAGGTGTCTGTGTCAGGCTGCCGGACGGCATCAACACCGAGTAGAACTTCCACATATATTTAACGGCCATGTCTGTCAGTGGAATAGAGCCGTTGTAGTAGAACGCCCCGGCTGACATCTCCCAGGATCTGGAGCTAAGAATTGAGGAGCCCCATCCAGCGTCATCAACTGAAGAGGTATCAATCTCCTTGCCGTTGATCTTAAGCTTTCCATCAAACAGTCCTAAGACTTTCTGGAAGGCCAGGAGATCCCGCTTCGTGCCGGTCGCTGTGATGGTTTTGCCGGTCTGGCTAGTGGCGAACGTCACTGATCCTTTCAGATAGTTCACTGTGAATCCGCTGGTGGCTTCTACAGTGTTGATGAAGATATCCAGGTTCTTGGAATCCATCCAGTAGCGGGATCCTGCTGCTGCCTGAAATGTCAGGCCATCCCCGGAATCTGTCAGGGTTATGGTGGTAAAAGCCACACCGTTCGCAGCGTGTATTTCTGTCACTGCCCCGGTCACTCCGGCGCCGGTGCTTCCTGGAGGCAGGCGAGCGGTGAAGAGAGCGAATGCGTCTACGTCAGCATTGACAGCATCTACGATTTGCTTGGCCGTGCTTGTGGCCGAGCCGTCTGTGTTGGCGCTGGTTACTGTCAGCTTGTCGCCAGAAACGGCGACCGAGAGCGGCGCAGTGGATCCACCTACCACAATCTCGACGCTATTGACAGCATGATTTTTCGATGCAAAACAAATATCCCGATTGGAGCCGAGAGCGGCGGTGACTGCGTACTCCTCGGCCTCATCCCGAAAAAGGGCGGCGTGCAGGCCGCTCACGGCGGAGGTCATTTCTCAGCCTCACGAGATGGCAGCCAGAGCGCCGCGTCCCTTGATGGTCCAATCTGCTTTCTGCTGAGTGTTCGGCCCGGCCAGAGTCAGGGAGCCGGACTGAACACCGCAAGATCCTTCCCACCCGACAGGCGTAGAAGTTGCAGTGCCGGACTGTAGAATATATGCGTACAATCCTGTACCACCGATTAGAGCGGCTATGATTAGGGCGTAAGCAGCATCCGCCATGAGCAGGTTGTTTGCGGCGGTGATCTCCCAGGACCTGGCCCCGGTGATGGAGGAGCCCCATCCAGCATCATCCACGTTGGAAGTGTCAATATCCTTACCATCGATCTTGAGCTTCAGATCGCTTAATTCGCCTAGCTTTACCATTGAAGCCGGCGTGTCTGCAGTATAAATCCACAGCGAGCCGGTCATGCCTGAAATCGCGCTTGTCATCTTTTCATACCTCGAAGTATTGCCTTTTCACCCTGAAAAGGTGTTTATAATAATATTAGAAAAAATATTATGTTCATCCAAACACTTGAAACTCTACTGCGAATTTGTGCCTGTCATCATCTGGTATCTGTCCGAGATATACCGGGCTACTCCTAGCTGCCCAAATGGCCTGCCGGATAACGCCTTTCTTCAAGGCGAAATAAGCCCGGATGGCTTCGGCACTCGCTGCCACAGTATCCCGTGCAGTGCCCACCACATATACCTGTATTCCAGGAAGTGGCGTTTGGCTATCGGTGGTCGTGATTGGTTGCTTGCCGCCGGTAAGTTTGACCATCAGTTGAGATGGGGGATATGGCATTATATTGTCAATGAAAACATCGGTGTTCTTGGCTGTCGCGAATCCTCCCGCTATCAGAGCGGTTATCATGTCGTCTTCTAACAGTGTCATATTTTGCGCACCCGCTCTTCAATGTTGCCTTTCAACAATGGAAGTTGCCAGTTGAATGCATTTTCCAGCCACTTGTGTTGGCCGACTGGATGAGTCAACGTGAGATCTTCATGTTGTCTTTCGGCATACGGCGCGGCAGAACCGCCATATCCCATTGTGATAATCGCCCCGTTTCGCTCGACTGTATGCGAATCCCGTAAGGTTCCTCGATCTACTGGACAATTCTCATCGGCAAGAGGCATTACATCGCCTCGCGCCCATTCTTCCGCGCCGTCTACAACAGCCGCTCGGAACTGGTCTGCAAGCGCGTTATTCCAGATAACTTTTGGAATGTTAATCACCTTCTTCGCAATCCAATTGTGCACCGACACCGGGCATGCAATGGCGGCCCTCTCCCATCGCCCTTGAAATCTCCATCTGGAAGGTCTGCGCGCGCTCCAGACAGCGCTTCACATTTCGGGCAGAGCCGCTTGTCTCGTGTGATCATCCAGTACTGTTCCCATTTATCGGGGTTCAGTATGCCGCGTTGCACCGCGCCGGCATTAGCTGCCCGATATCCTTCGTTTGCGGCGGCGTGGCCTTCAGAAAGTGCTATTGTGTCTGCTCGATATTTGAGCAGCTTTTTGGCATATTTTGCTTCCAGTCGATCAGCCACGGCGGGATCGAGATCTTTCAGGCTCGCGCGATAGTTCTTGACAGCAATAACATGTTTGGGCAGTAATCCTATATGCTGTCGGATCATTCGTGATTGTTCTTCAGAGGTCAATCCTTCTTGAAAGCCGCGCAGAACAATTTGCCGGATCGTTGCCTTCTTTGCTGCATTAAGATATTTTATCTGTTCGCCTGTATATTTTTCTATCCATGCTTCTGCTTCAGGCGATCGCATATTGAAACTTGGCCGGACTGACAAAAGTTCTCCAAGATCTTCCAATTGGGCCTCGCCGGATTCGTAAAATGCGCCAGATATCAGCTCAGTTGGATCGAATTGTCCTCTTACCGCTGCCTTGCTGATCGCCCATGACTGGAACGCGCGGGATATCGCCTTGGCCCACTTGTCGCCAATTGCGACAGTCGCTTCGCTCATGCTGCTCGGACCTTGGTGAGCTTGAATGCGACCTCAAAAACATACGCTGGCCCGCCAGACATCGCCAGGCTATTACTATCCGTTATGTCTCGCGCATTCGGGTCTATTGCGCGGCACGTAAGATAACCAGTGGGCAGATGAGCATCCATCCAGATTTTGATAGCTTCAGCAATCGCGAACGCATTATACGGATCGGTGTATCGAACTCGGATTTTTATCCCCGGATAATCGAGAGTCCCGAGCGCGGTGTAATGCAGAGCAGGCTTGCCGTCGCCTGGGAAGATCGCGATGCAGTTTATGATTGGGTTCCCGCTTGCGTCTTTATCTGGAAATTGCATTGGATAGATCGGCAAGGATTGCCCCGGCATATCAGCAAGTTTATTGGCGACATCTTCTATGATCATTTATAAGCTCCTATGTGTAACCTGCAATCTCATTCTGTCCAGAAGCCGATAACATATTTTTATAAGATATGATTTGGGTTCTAACCTCCAGATGTCGCGCTCTGGAAATGGCCTTATCGCAAATCGATAAGCAGAGGCGCGATTTGCCAGATAAAACCAGCCACAGATGGCCTTTGAGGTCGGTCTTTCTCGCGACAGATCCCCATTGGCGGGGATAATCCAGGACATCTCCTTGCAAGGAAATATCGAGAGTTGGGATGCCTTCGGGGCAATCGCTGGCAAAAACACAATCCGGCACGTCACTCATATGATCTCATCTCCCTTCTAACTTCCATCTTCCTCGC